TTTGCGCTAGTCCGCTCGACCAATTGCTAAGGCACATGCCTTTAGCAGAGGACGGGTCTTCAGTGTAATACTGAAGAAGACTAGAGCTGTTGTTCTGGGCAACCTTCCGTTGTTTCGAAACAACGACAGGTATGTAGTAGTCATTACGCTGATACTGTACGTTCCATTTCAGTGGAGCGTCAGTACCGGTGTACGACTCAAACCCAGAAAGACCGGAATCGTGAAGAACGACGGCAGGGTTATACCCCAACCAATCGCTTGTCGATCGCAAGATATCGGAAGTATACCACAGACCCTTCTTGAAGAAGTTGTTTACGGTATCCAAGAGAGCTTGCCACGATTCAGGCCCACTGGCCACGAACGTTTTTGGCTTAACAGGGGTTATGTCATAACCCTTGTAAAAGTCTGCTCCGCAGGACTCTCGGAACCAGCCTTTGACAAATGATTTGTCGCGGTTGACCTTGAGACCGAGGTGGGTAAGCAATAACGTAAGTGGCTCGTACGCATTGCTCGGCACGATGATATCGTCGCCGAACACGCGGACCCGTCCCACCAGGCCGAGTATAGACCTCTTATCATGTGCACCCGCAGCTGCGAGTGCGCAAGCAAGGAAGAATATACTTTGCACAGGGAACGTAAGGGCAGAACCCATAGCCGCAAACTTCTTAATCTTAAGATGTCTGCGAGGCTGGCTGATATTATCAACCACCCATCGAGTTCGGCAGGCATGCAAAAGTTCGAGTAACGTGCTGTTCGCACGGAACAAGGACTCGACATGTCGGCAAGTAACTCGATCGGAGGCGCTAGACAAGTCTAGCGTTGCCAAAGCTTGGGTTTCGGACGCGTACTGAACAAGTCGCTGTGAAGCGAGTTGATCAGTAGGATCGAAAAAATCGACCAATCAGCGTGCGCTTAGCACGTTCGAGAAGTCGAGCCTTCAGCCATTGCTGGCACCATTGATGGCTAGTGGGCTCCGAGGCAATGAGCCTCGGTGCCTTTGCCGTCTTCGGTACAGCAATCAGGCGAGAAGGTGGTTCGATTCTGCTGGGATAGTAGTCGGGTTCGATTGATGCGGAACCGCACCAGTCGAACGGAAACTGCATATCCAGCTTCGCATCCCATGTCGGGAATCTGTACTTAAAAGACAGACTCCCTCCATCAGAAACTGCCCCAGGTCCGTGCTTGTAACCGAATGAGCGTTCGGCTGTGTAATCCTCACTTCGAGGATCGAACAGTCCAAGCTCAGACGCCAGGAGTCCCGACACTTTATCGAGGTTCCTGAGGAGACTGGCGAGGAACGGATCGTCCCGACGGCCGAATAGGTCGTCAGAGCGAGTAGGAAAAGCGATACTGAAAGTATCACAATCCCCAAAATCCACGCAGTCATCAGCCCAGTCATGTTTGGCTGGAATGATCGCAGACTCAATTTGGTGGTACTCCTCTACGGCTTTGCTT